TTCTTCGCTGGAATACCAAGGTAATTCGGGCTTTTTGACTTTTTTGACTTCCATATCCAGTTCATCTTCCCAACGACCTTGATTAAGCCAAGTTGCTGGGTGCGGAATAAAGTCCTTTTCGGTCTGCTTTAGCTTCCAGTATTCCAAATGATTAGAAAGGGCTACAAACGCATCTTCTTGCTCTTGACGGGTTAGCCTGTCCCATGACTTCTCGGCAGCCCTGCGGCCTTGTTTGCGAGGGTATAGGGCATAAAAATCAGAAAAGTTCATTTCTCACTCGCTTTCTTTAATATTGCTTTAGCAAAATCAACTAAATTAACTACATCACCATCAGCATTATTTGGGTAACACTCATCAAACACTTGTGTTATTTCCTCATCTGTTAGTGTCTTTGCTGGATGGGTATAGAGTAATTGTGAATTCCCTTTTAATTCAAAAGGCGGATTGCCGTCTTTATATTCCCACCCACTTGGGTAATGGGTTCTCCACGCTACTGGTTCATTGTTCATTTAGTCACCTTGCTTTTGTATCTTGGTTCGTTAATCTTTAAAGTACAGGCGGTGCATTTCCACCGTGTTACCTTGCTTGTTTTAATCATCTTGCCGTAGTCTGCTGGGCGCATCACCTGACAGCTTGTGCAGTAGCGTTTTTCAGTCATTGCATATCCAAAAAAGTAGTATTCCAGCTAGTAACATCAGGGTAGCAAATATAGCAAATACCCCGATAGCAAAGACAATCATTACGGTTTCGATCATTGCAGCACCCGTACGCTAGGTGGGCTTGGGGGTGTCATTGGTACGGTGTATTGGGGAATACCAATAGCTGACCCTTGTGGTGTTACGATTTGGTTGGGGTAAACCGTCAATGGTTGGCCTACAGTATTGCCTTGCGGGGTTAATACATTGACCGTATTGCCATTCTGCTGAATGTAGCCAGTAACCTGACCCTGTGGGTTTGTAATTACATAGGTTTGAGCGTGTGCAGGTACGCCATAAGCAAACATCGCACCAATAATTGCACCTAATATGCAAGCGCCTAGTAAGTCTTTCATGCTTTTCTCCAGCGTGGAATTTCAGTATTTAATGTCAATGCGGAAAAATGGCTGATTCTGTAACCATTAACTGATTTCCACTTAACCAAGCCATCTTCGTCTTGGTCTTTAATTACATGACCATGAGTGCCTTCTTGGTGTTTTACTCTATCGCCTTCTTTAAACTGATTATTCATTTTCTATCTCACTTTTGATTAAGTGCTACCAGTTTATTAAGTTATCTTAACTGTTGCAAGCACTAATTACTAAGTATTTTCCCTAGTGTCGCTAATTTGCAACATCTCAGACCGCCATCAAAATTCACTTGCAATAAAAGCCTTTAAATCGGGGCGTTTTGTGTAGTTGTAGGTTTCAAGCAGATTGTGGTTATTCCACCGCTCTAGGCTTGTAGGTAATGGGGTTTCTTGCAAATCTAGGTTTTCAAGCATTTCATTTCTCCATAGAACGACCAACCACTAGTGTGGGTTTTAAACAAGTGATGTATGCCGTTGCAAGGCTGTCCAAGTCGGCTTGTACCGATTACTTGGGGGTATCGCAGGTGTCGACCCTCGCTCCAGTTCATTCTCCAACTGGCCTCTACCCCATCTAGCCCATTTCGCTGGCATTTTGCGACACTCGGTAACCCGTTCGTTTCGCCAGCACAAATGAAAAAAGCTCTATTCAACTGGGCTGGGGTCTGGAAAGATGACAAAGTAGTAAAACTAGGTAGTCAATCCAGCCCATGTGAATAGAGCCTTGTACGCTACATTGTCGAGTTTTCCAGACCTGACAATGTAATTATATAACAAACTATTCCAACTCAGGCCAAATTAATTTATGGTTGTGTGGGAATAGGGTTTTACGGGTAATTAGCCCGTGCGATTCTTTTTCTAATGTTGCAGCCAGCACTATCAGCTTATCTTGGGGTATTTCCCCGTTTTGCCACATAGAAACGGCAGGTACGCTGACCCCCACCATTTTGGCTATGCGGGTAGGACCACCCAATAATTTGATAATTGCTGTTGCATTCATAGTTTAGTTATCTTAACTTATTTGTATCTTTTTTGCAAATACCTGTTGACTTGTGGTTTAAGTTTGCTTAATATCTAAGTACGGTATGTGCCGTGATAACTACCCAGTAGGGTGAGAAAGAGTAAAAAATGAGTGATTATGACCAGCAGTTAGCAGACCAAGTTCAGATGCAGTTTGAACTGGATGAAGTATTTAAAGACTTGGAAGAAGGTGTATTTCTTACCGAGCGTCAAATAGACCTATTACGCCATTGCTGCGGATATGTCGCACCTAAACGCAACAACCATGTAAATCCCGTCATTCGTGACATTGTGAACGACTTTGGTCAAATTTTTGGAGCAAACAAATGATTATTACTGATACGCAAAAAGACTTTAAGATTGCCCCTGCTGGCTTACATATGGCACGGCTTTATTCCATCATTGACTTGGGCCACCAAGCTACAGAGTGGGCTGGCGAAACCAAAATCATGCACAAAGTCGTATTTACTTGGGAACTGCACGGTGACGATGATGCAGGGCTTCCACTAAAAACAGACGATGGTAAGCCTTTAATCGTGTCCAAGCGATATACCGTTAGTTTAGGCGATCAGGCTCGTTTACGCCAAGATTTAGAGTCATGGAGCAATAAAAAGATGACTGCGGAAGATCGTAAGAACTTTGACCTTAAAGGCTTGCTAGGTAAGTTCTGTATGGTTAATATTACGCACTCGGAAGATGGTAAATATGCCAACATTAGCGGTATTAGCCCTGTACCGTCTGCCCTGCGTGGCGCACAGCCTGAAGGCATCAATCCAACTAACCACTTTTGGTTGGCTGAGTTTGACCAGTCTAAGTACGACAGCTTGCCAAAGTATTACAAAGAAAAGATTGCGGAAAGTAGTGAGTGGCGTGGTCAGAAACAGCGTGAAGCTGAGAAACCTACGCTTGTAGATGATGACTTATCTTCCATACCGTTCTAAGGCAACTATGATAGTTAAGGAAAAAATAAATGATACAGGCCACTGGTACAGGAAAGACGGCACTCCAGCCTATACAACCATCGGCAAGACTGGTGAACGGGCAACCACGCTTCGTGACGCACGGAAACTCGGACTTCTGCCAAGTGTTACAACAATTAACGGAATGCTATCGAAAGCAGGGCTTGATACATGGAAACAACAACAAGTCCTCTTAGCCGCTTTAACCCTGCCAAGGCAACCTGACGAACCTGAAGCCGACTGGTTAGCTAGAGTAATGCAAGATAGTAAGGCTACGGGTCGTGAAGCTGCGGAACGAGGTACGGCTATCCATGCGGTCATTGAAGCGTATTTCGATCAGGTGTATATGCCTGAAAAGCCACCATATTTGGATGCGATTGATAAAGCCTTACAGGATGCGTTTGGAAACCAGCTATGGCTGTCTGAGAAGTCTTTTGGGCATCCGTTAGGGTTTGGTGGCAAATGCGACCTAATGGCTAAAAACGGCTTTGTAGTCGATTTCAAGACCAAGGATACAAACCTAGACAAAGTTGATGTTTACTTTGAACATGAGATGCAACTAGCGGCTTACCGTGAGGGCCTAGGAGTTCCAGCAGCAAGGTGCGCTATTGTTTTTGTAAATGGCACGACCAATCAGGTCAAACTTATAGAGATTGAGGAGCAAAAGTTACAAAATAGCTGGGAATGTTTCCAACATCTTCTACGGGTTTATCAAATTAAGAACGGAATATAATGGTAGTTCCTTCACGGGAACGGGGGAAAGCAGACACGCTTCACATACGGGAATGTGAGTACCCCAACTATTCTTAGGGCGTTAAGCCGCCACAGTAGGATGCAGTAATTGGGTAGTTTTGCGGCTTTCTTGCCCATTGTTAGTAACTGCCAAATACTGCCCTGTTGTTTTTATGCAAAATAACGCTTTACAAGTTAAGCAATCTTAATAGATAATTGAATTACTCCAATTGGGAGTGAAAAAGAAAGGAATAGATTATGAGTTATGTTTTATCACTTTATGTAGGCGATACCTACTTAGATGTACATGGCGGCATTGATAAAGACGAACCTTCACTTGGTATTGTGGGCGGTGTCGATATAGACGATGTTTTTATAGCCAATACCGAAATTAGCGTATTAGAGATGATCCACAGCATAAACGGCTGGGATAAATTCAACGACAGCGTTCAAGCTGCATATCAAACAAAGGATCACGCATGAAAAACTTACTGTTATTAACCCCATTTGCGCTTGCCGCTTGTAGTTCGTTTAACCCGCCTAATGTTGGCCTAGAAACCGATAAACAAGCGTTTCACATGACCCGCCAGCAAGTTATCCTTGGTATTAACGAGTGCGAATCAGCAGGTACACGCCCTGTAATTATTACGGCTAAACGCAGGATTAATGGTGTAACTACCGATGTACCAGTAGAAGTGACCTGCAACCCTCGTTACCGTATTTATTCAAACTAATATGAAACACATTATTTTGGGGCTTTTACTAGGGATAGCGTTTAGTATTTTTTTTTTCGTGGCTAACTATTTGATGGTGCAAACATGAACAATGAACCAGTAGCGTGGATTGACCCATACGATTTAGAACGCTTGCCAATCAATGATTGTTGGGTAAATGGTGAAAAATCAAAATGGGCTGACATTCCACTCTATACCCATCCAGCAAAGACAATAACAGATGAGGAAATAACAAGTTTATTTCGTGCTTCGTCTGACCATATTGAATTTGCTAGAGCAATACTAAGAAAAGCGCAAGATTGAAATACAAGCAATTTGACCAGCGGCTACATGATGCGTGTGATCCACCTGCTCGTAATGCGGTCGCTGGCTGGCTTAAAACGGTTCACCATGTCGATGCCTTACCCAACCCTGATAAATACGCTGTAGACCTTGTATTCAGTCTTAAAGGGCAACATATAGGGTATGGGGAAGTAGAGGTTAGGGATTGGGGTATGGACTTTTGTCCTTACGATACGATCCACATTGCCCAACGCAAAGAAAAGCTGTTTACTAACCCCCGTACCACAATGTATGTTGTAACTTGTAACTATACACACGCTTACTGGATCAGGGCAAACAAAATTAAAGACTGCCCGTTAATTGAAGTACCAAATAAGGCAGTAGCTAATGAGGAGTATTTCTACGATGTACCCACGCATATGTGGAAATTTGTAGATTTACGGGATGTGTTTTAAGCGTAGGGCCTAGTGCCAGTACGGTCAATAATTAGAGCTTGTCTGCGAGGATCAGCCCCAGCAGTATTAGGCACACTAATATGTGTCCAACGGTCAAATTCTCGAATAATTTGGTCATATCCAATTCCCGATGCAATTACAGCCTTGACGACTTCATCGGGGGTCATGCTCGGTACTCGTATATCTGCTGCACAACCAATCCGATGCTGGCTAGTGTCCTTTGATCCTACCGCATCATTTACTTGTTTGCAACGGAAGGCTGAATTGACCATGATTGGCTTGCCGCCAAGTACCGTTTTAACTTCTTCTAGGAAGTTGGCTAGGCGCACAAGGTTAGCCATTTCTGACGCATTAGGCGTATTGTCAAACTGACGGTGATCCGTGTGGGTTAGTTCATCAAGAGTGAAATGTTCGGATAGGTTCATTTTTTCATCATCTCCTGAATCTCTTTGTTTTTATCTTTGCTGCCTTGGCTTGATCCAAAATAAAACGATAAGACTTGACCTGCGCTGCTAGTAATAAATCCAAGCGCAAAAATCACCATCTGCTGCTGATCTACAGGTACATCACGAAACATCAGAATAGCGATAAACATAAACGCAAGCGATACCGTACCTAGCGCAAGGATCGGTACAACAGATTTGTCTAGTTTGGTAGCGTGTTCGCTTGTCGCTACGGTTGCGTAGGCTTGACGGGCAGAATCACGGTCTGCGGCTTCTAATTTGGCGTACTCAAGGTCTAATTCTTTGAGTTTTAGGGTCATCTCAGGGTTGCCAGTTAAAGCGGCTGTAACGCCTTCTATTGTGTCGTCAGGTATGCCTAATTTAGAAGCAATCCAGCCCACAGCAGCTCCCCCAGCAGGGCCAGCAACAGCAGTAGCCAAGACAGGAGCAACGCCTTTAAGAAGTCCAATTAGGGTATCCATCATTTTTTGGTTCTTTCTTCGATTAATTTAACCCGTACATGAAGGTCGTGTACTTCTTTGTAGATTTCCTCACGCATTTTTGCCCTGCGTTCTGCAGAAATTGGGCTGTCTGTTGGCACGCCTTCGTTAGTAATTAAAGCAGGCATTTTGCCTTCAATTTGGGTTAAACGAGTTTGGAATGAAGATACTTGACCGAGCAGCCAAGCTATACAAGCTACAAGAATAGGGATTACCGCCTTCAGTACATCCTGCATATTCATTTAAAACGCCCCCAAAATAAACTTTAACCATAAAGTCACAACAAGCGCAGCCATAAAACACCAAAACTGCACCCTTCTAACTGCCTTTAAGTCATGTTGGTATTCTTCGTTGTTCTTGCGTTCCATGTTCTCAATGTCTAACTTAATTCTAAGTAACGCATCCCATTCTTTTGCACCGTACTGCTTTACAAATTTAATTTTTAAATCGGCTTCTTCATCCGATATTTGCTTTTTGCGCTTCCATTCTTCTAATGCCTTGACTAACGCCCGTTCCTTCTTAAACTCTGCTTCCCGTCTTGCCCGTATTCTGTCTTGCGCTTGTTGCTTTGCTACATCTACCGCATCTTTTTGTATGCTCTCAATCTGTTTACTTACAGACTTACTGGCTTCACGGGCAGAATCTAAACCGCTACTTAGTCCTTTAACTCCGTCAGACAACCCAAATAAATCGGACACATTATTTGCCTGTAAACCAATGTAATGCCCATCCACCAAGTGTAGACAATGCGGTCAGCATAGAAATGCCTAACCAAGCCATACCAGCCTGTTTATTGCTGTTGGCTACCAGTTGTTCTAGCTGGGCTTCCATTTTGTCCATTTTTTTATCAATGGCTTCAAGGCGGTGTTCGTAGTTTTCCACCTTATTCCACAACACCCCATAGCGAACCAAATCAATGCCGTTATCCATAATCACGCTTTCAAGGCATCAATCTGTGCTTGCAGTTGAGCAATTTTTTCTTCTTTGGTAGGCTGTGCTGCAATCCATTCTGCGTACTGGGCTTGTGCCTGTGCAACTTCTTCGGCAGTTAATTCGACTACTTTACGCTCACCAGTAATCACATCAATCTCTATTCTGTTCATGACTTACTCGTAAAGAATGTTAATTGTGCCAGCATCAAATGTATCTGTGCCGTTTACTGTAGTAATGCGAACACGGTCTAATGTTCCACTTAAAGTTACATTTCCACCACCTAAAACAGCGGTTGCTGTTGAAGATTTTATAACAAAAGAACTTATATAAACATTTGAACTAACTAAACAAATTTGCATTGTTCCTGATGCAGTATTTGATGAACTGCCAATTGAAATTGGAAAACCGCTAGTTGATGAAGTGCCGCCCGTACTTCCTGATTGGTCTAAAACATTGGTAGTGGCAACATAACCGCTAGTTGTTACACTTCCTGAGCCAATTTGAATTAAAAAATCTGAAGAACCGCTTAAAGAAACACCACTAAACATCACAGTCACACGCTTTACCCAGCTAGGGATGCTAGTAAAGTCAATGCTTGTTCCGCTTGTAGAAGCTACAGCAGTACCAGCTACAAAAGCACCGCTATTGCCTTGAACCCCAGTAGTGCCATTAAGTTCTAAAGCCATATTACACCTCTGCTTTCAAAGCCCGTAATTCGTCTAAGGTTGTAGCGGTGATGTTAGTAATATCACGCAGTCTTTGTTTCTCAGCAACGATAGCTGTAGTGTCTGCACCTGATTCTTGCGCTCTTTGGAACGCTACATCTTGTGCGGCTAGAAGTGGGGTACGCTCTGCTCGTAAACGCTTTTTGGTCAGTTCTACAGCTTTAGGAAAGCTAACAGTAACTACTCCGTCAGCGAGTTCCCATGCGTCATAAAAGTCATTAGCGGTTGGAAGTGCAGAACTATCAACAATGATTGCACCTGCTGGGCAGTCTTTAGCAAGTACCGCTTCAATGCTAATTTCACCTGTGGGGATGCAGGTGGAAACACCACCGTTAGAGTTTGTAAATATAATTGCTTGTGTCATTTTGTTTGTCCTTAATTATCTAAATACTGCAACTGAGCAAAAACCATAGTCTACTATTGCACTTGAACTTGAATCAGTTCTATACGCTTCTAATGTAACTGCTGTAGTGCTTAATGAATCTACATTTAAAGAATAGCAAAATCCACTTGCAGGAAACTCGTTGCCATTAGCATTTACAGAATAGTTGGTATCCACCATTGCATTAGTGAAATTCACGGTGTAATTTCCAGTAGAGTTTCTTGTTACACTTGAAACATTATATGAAGCCCTAATAGTTGCAGTTGTTACTCCATCAAAATTAACCCAAGCCTTTGCAGAGCCTTGAATACAGTTTGTTGCAGAAGTGCTATTAGTGCCGTCTGAAAGGGTCGAGATTGTAAGTGTGCCAGCCATGATTTATCCTTAGTTTCCAAGTACCGCAACACAAGCGTAAACTGGAGCAGTACCGCCACCGTTAATGCTTGAACAAACAAATGAACTTGTTGTTGGTGCGGTTGTTCCACCTGTAGATACAACAGTAAATGGTTGAAATACATTGGCCTGTCCTGTGCCTGATGTAGCAGACAGGCTACCTACAACAGAATAATTTGCATCAGTCATTGCAGTAGTAAAAGCAATTGTCCAATAACCTGTAGAATTCAAAGTAACACTAGATACATTAAAAGAACTAGTAATAGTTCCAGTAGCTCCAGCGTAACGCACCCATGCTTTAGCAATACCAGTCATTCCGTTCTGTGTTGCAAGAACTCCGCTACTGTCATTTAATGTTGAGATTGTAAGTGCGCCTGCCATAATATTTTCCCTTGTACCCTTTAGGGTGTTAGACGATTACCCAAACTGAACCAGTTGGAATTGTTACTGTAGCACCTGTATCAATAGTGATAGGGCCTGCACTTGAAGCGTTTTTACCGCTAGGTATTGAGTAGCTTGTAGTTACATTTTGACCGTTTAAATTAAAGATTTGGTCGCTACCACCACCTGTTGCGCCACCACCTAATGCACCCCAAGCACTTGCACCATAGCCTTCATATAGGCTAGTTGTACTGTTAAAACGAATCATTCCTGTTACTGGGCTAGGCTGTTGTGCAGTTGTTCCTACAGGAACTTTAACTGCGCCTGTGCTAGTAAATGAAGCTGTACCACTAGCCGTAAAGTTAGTAAAAGCACCAGTAGAAGCGGTAGTTGCGCCTACAGAAGTGCCGTTTACTGTTCCACCTGTAATAGCTACAGCATTAGCGTTCTGTGTAGACATAGTGCCAAGACCAGCTACAGAAGCGGCTACTTGGCCTACTGTTGCGGCATCATCAGAAAGCGTACCGTCTGCTAGATTTTTAATTTGATTGCCATTTAGGTCTAAATCACCTGTCATTGGGGTTTGACCGTCTGCGGCAACCGAATCAGTAAGGGCAGCAGCTAAGTCATTCATGGTGTTATTAGCCCATGTACTAGATATAGTTGTGCCAGTTACTACTGGATTACCTGCTGGTAGGGTATATGTACCTGATCCGTTTCTACTCATTTGTTGCTCCTTGAACGCCTTGTGTAATTAGCATACGAGCCATTGTTTTTAGCTCTGCATCCGTTAATTTAGGAATATCTCGTGTTGCTCTGCCTAATCCGTAAGCTCCCATACCAACTAAGCGTGGGCTAGTTAATGGTAAAGCAGCCAAAGCCATAGGGTTTACAGTTAAAGCACCGCCAGCACCAATACCCAAAGCTGCGCCTTGACCAGCTAAACCTCTAGGTGTAAATGAACTTAGGGCTTGTCCTGCCAATGCTGGCATTAAGTCTTGACCACCTTGTTCTTGCAGAGCTTTAGCCAATTCCATGCGATAACCGTAGTTTGTATTAGCATTGTTACGGGTCAAAGATTGCAATTTACGAATAGCGGTATCTGCTGCGTTTCTGTTGCCTAAAGACAATGCCCGTTCTATTTCACGCTCAAGACTTAATGATTCTTCGTATGCCTTCATGGTTTTGGCGTAGTTTTTGTCTTGAGCTACGATGGTGTCTTTTACAGTATTGCGAACCGATGTTACAGCCCTTTGTACTTGTCTTTGCATAGGACTATCAGGGTACAAGGCATCTAAACGCTGTTTAAGGGCATCTAAACCTTCTGCGGTATGCAAGGTTGGGTCTTTTTGCCATGTTTTAACAACATCTTGCAGTTCTTCAATCTTGTTTATTTCTGCTGAACCAATCTTAAACTGGCTTCCAGTTGGTGTTTTAACCTTTAGGCTTTCAACCACATCATCAAGTGCGCCTGTAATTGGTGCAAAGTCTAGTTTTGGTGGTGCTTTAGGTAATGCTTTGCCAGCCACTATTTCAGCACTTGGCATTGTTGTTTGAATACCTTGCCTATACGCCTGACTTCTTGCAGATCGCATATTAGCCAAAGCATCTTTAGCTTGATCTAATACATCTGCGGCAGATACATCACCACGAATGTTTTGCAAAAACGCTTGATTGCCTTCACGACCTGCTCTTAACGCTTGAGCAATAGATTCTTCACCTGCGCCTGTAGTTAAGCCTAAACCTCTGCGGATTGCGCCACCTGCGGCTTGTATGCCACGCCCAACTACAGGAATGGCAGTACCAATAGCACCGCCTGTAGCTACATTTTCACCCATTTGCTGATACATTGGTGCGCCAGTTAAACCTGTTTCTTCAGGAATCATTGCGCCACTAGCCGCTCCTACTGCTGCACCTTGAACATATGGATTAGCACGAGCAAAACTAGGGATCATTCCTGCGCCTTTAGCTACACCTGCCGCTGGTAATACAGCACCACCGATACGCCCACCAATATAAGACATTGGGTTGGCTTGCTCGTATTGTGCGGATTCTTGGGCTAAACGCTGAACAGCATCGCTAACACCGCCACGACCACCTGTAATTAATTGTGCGCCAGCCATTAAAGGATCAACTGCTGACCGTGTAGCACCTGCCATAAACGATTCTAATGGGCGTGGGGTTTCTTGCACATTTAAACGAACACCACGAACAGGTCTACCAACGGCAGCACCGCCACCAGTTTCAGCAAAATTAGATTCAGAAACAGGCAATTCTGCTGGCTGTGACTCTTGCAAACGCAAACGAGCGTTAGCTAAAGCTATTGCTTGTTGTTGTTCTAATGTCATTTAAATAACGCCTTTTCTTCAGGGGTCATTACATTCCAAACTTTAGGATCAACGCCTTTAGGTACTTTTGGTGCTTTAGGTTGTTGTCCAATAGGTTGTGCGCCTAACATAGAGCCACGACCTGCGGCAATGCCAATATCTCGTTCTGCTTGTTCTCTTGCGGCAGCTTTTTGAGCAATTTGTTCAGGTTTATCACCAAATACAGGAAAGAAAGTACGGTTATTTCGTACAACTTCAGGCTCAGTTGCAGCAGCGCCCGTTTTAAAGCGCAAATAGGCTTCTGACCATTGATCTTGTGCTTGTTTATATTGCTGTGCAGCAACAGGAATTACTGGGTTTGCTGCGCCACCTGCCAACTTAACAGCCGTTTGACTCTTAAATGATGTTGGGTCAAACCCTTGAGATTCTAATGTATTAACTGCGTTGCTTGCAGAAACCATTTGGCTTTGGAAAGCTGAAGCCTTGCCTTGTGATTCAGTAAGTGGCTTGCCACCACCTGTAATTTGCTGACCACCTGCTCCGATAATTGGTGTTGTTCGACCAGTACGGGTATCAATTAAAAAAGTTCCATCTTCACTAACTTGTCCAGCCGTAGGCATTTGTGACTTAGGTATTCTTGACAAAACTATCGTTGGATCGGTAGGATCACGCAATTCAATAGCAGTACCAGTATCAATTTGCAATGGTGTACGAGGCTTTTGACCGCCAGCAGCAACTTCTTTAACTGTACCATCAGGCATAGTCATAAAGCGTTTTGCACCCTCAGTCAAAGTAAATGCTTCAGGCCCTTCTGAGAGCTTTCTTAATCCAACGGCTTGCAATGCAGGGTTATATGCGGTTGCAGCAAAATCATAAGCACCTTGTACATTCGGTGCGCCCCGTACCATTTCTTGAGGAATAGCTTGACTAGTTTGGGTTGGCCCTGCTTGTTCAGGTGCAAGTGTTTCTCTGCCTTGCATAAGGTTACGAAACTCTTTAAGTTCATCACCGTAACGCTGACGCAATTGAGCGGCTAACTCTAATGCTTGTTTATCACCTTTTTCAGCCAAGCGTGAACCAACATAAGCATTGGCTAAACTTGCAAGGTTTTGAGTAAATGATGGGGCAACATATCGACCACTAATCATTTGACCTTGTGGGGTTTGTTGGCCTTGTTGCATTAGCAATTGCGCCATTTGTTGCTGGCGGTTTAATGCTTGTTGCTGCCCTAAGATTTCGGGTGGTAAATTGCTACCGCCTAAATTGATTGTAGGAAGTGCCATATTAATATCCTGCCTGTTGATATGCTGGATCCATGTAATTAGGCATAGGTTGGCTGTAATCAGTTACAGGCGCAGGTTTTGTTGGGTCTTTTTTACGCAACATTGCCGCCAAAGCCATATTGTCATTTCCACCTTGCCCTATTTGACCAGCAGCTTGGCTTAAACCTTGACCTTGTTGCATTGCCATATTTTGCATGGCTTGTTGCTGTGCAATATTTTGAAAGTATGGGCTTAGACCGCCAAGGTCTTGAGGTTGCTGCATTGGCATAATGTATGGGTTCATAATTGTCCGTAATCTACGGCTTTATAGCCGTTATCAAGGGTTATTACAGCATTAGGATACATAGCTTCTACTTCGTGTGCCATTACGCCTGTGTGCGTTCCATGACCTGCTAGTGGGTGATCCTTAAATTCTTCTTTGTACTCGTATGTATATACGGGTAAACCATTAGGTAGCCAAGCAATGTGCTTAATGTTTTCTTTCATGCGAATGTCTGAAGCCGCAATACCAGCAGCCCCAAGTCCCATTAATCCTTGATTAAAGTTTTGCTGTGCCGCTTGTTTTTGATTGAAGTCACCCATCTGAGCGTTGTATTGCATACCAGCCGCACCTAATAAATCAGGGCCAGCCGTTGTTGCTTGCTGTGCAGAATTAACAAATTGTGGGCCTGTAACCTGTGAACCAGTACGCACCGCAGATAGCGTGTTAAGTGGTTCGTTACGCAAATAAGCTTGTTCTTGTAGGGCAGATTGACGGGCTTGCTGACCAACGCCAAAACCTTGTGTAGTAGCGGCAGCTAGTAAGTCGTTCTCACGCTGCGCTTGATTTTGCATCGCACGGTCATACGCTACAGAGCCAATGTCAATACCCTTGTTAGCTAATTGCTGTTGCAATGCTTCACGGGTTTGCTGAATCTGCGGCTGTAAACGCTGCATATACGCTTCTTGATAAGTCTGACTAGGATTAAACCCAGTAGAAGGCAATGCGCTTGTATCAAAAGGCGTTTTAAGCATATTCTCAACATAGCCTAAACCTTGCTGTGAAAGCCTACCTAATCCTGCGCTGGTTTGATTTTGATAGTCTAAAAGCTGTTGTTGGGCAGGGCTTAACGATTGGGTAGCAGTCCAAGTAGGATTGCCGTATGGGTCTTGACCAGTAACAGAATAATCTAATCTGCCGTAAGGAGTAACTTGGTTTACACGGTTAGCGGCTGTAGCTGCTCTTGCAGCATCAAGGTTGCCTTGTGCAGTTTGTTGTGCCGCTGCTGAATAGTCAGGCGCAGCAGGTGCGCTTGGCGCAGGGCCTAATCCTAAAAATCCACCACCACCCATGTCATTCTCCTCTTGCAGTTCTTAAAGGGCATTTGATGTCGAGAAATCGACAATCTTCACGCCTCATAGCCATAATCACTAAATCACCATCCATGTGAGCATCAGGGATTTCGGCTATTACTTTAAAACCAAGGTGTCGGTTTAGTTTTAGGGCAGATTCATTATCTGCACA